ATGGAAAGCATGGATAACATCGTATTGGAACATCTTGTGGCGCTACGCAACGAACTGAAAGAATTCAGGCAAGAAGCCAGGGAAGAATTGCAGATTATCAGAATGCGCCTGAATTCAGTGGAACGCACGGTATCCGGTGCACACGATGATAATATAATCGTGCAGATGCGCCTGGACAAAGTGGACGAGAAGATAGACAAGATCGAGAAACGGCTCGAGCTGGCCGCAGCATAATTTAGATATCCGACAAAACAAAACCGCCCTGATCCGGCGGTTTTTTTATGCACAAAATTTGCGGATAAGTCTGTGGACGAAAATACGCAAATCCAGCAGCAGCACAGCACAAAATAGAGCTGATTAAATTTAACGCAAAGTTTCCATATTCGACAACGGAACAACAGGCTGTTGAACAAAGCGCGCTTCCGGCGCATCGAGACGAAAACGATCATTTAACTCAGCCGCAGATTCACGACAAGCAACATCCGACAAATGAACTTTTACGCCGTGATGCGTGTAGCAAATACACCTTTGAGAAGATGCGACACAAGCACTGACCAACAGAACTTTGGGTGGCGCGAAAGCCTCCGCACCACCGGCCAGCTCAAGGGGAGGCGCGAGTGCGCCTCCCACGCTGGCCGGTGGTGCGGACAATTGCACACTTTCACGTTTAATTTCGCCTTCGCTAATCGCATTAACACCTTTACCGACAATCGCACCAGACAAAACACCATAAGCACGAGGAATAAAAAATACCGACATTGCCAAACCAACGAGCGGAATATACATCCACAGCGGCAGCTTAAATTTTTGCTTGGTGTGGACCTCGGCAGACTTGTAGAGCTTATATATGTCGCGAGGAAATGGAAAATAGGTTTTAACGGCAGACTTTAAACCGCCGAGATTATCGGAGCAACCATCCCACTCGTACACAATCGAACGATTCATCCCAAAAACACGACGATAGTGCTGATGCTTGGCGACCAGCGCACGGAGGCTATGATCAATAAATTTTGGATTTTGAGTTGTGAACCAAATATCAAAACCGCGTTTGCGATGAACAGTCAGAAACAACACATGAGGAGGCATGGCAGACGCGCTAGAACGAGGCGGAAACATCTCGGCACACTCATCGATAAGCACAATCGACATATCGGGCATGGCGTCCCAATCGGGAACTAAAATAACATCAACTTTGCTATTCAGCTGATACTCTTTAAGCGGCATTTTGGCGTGAGGAATGAGCAGATCGGGAATGTTATGCACGAAAATCGGTCGAGCACTGTCGAAGTTTTGGATTTTTTTCCAATTCTCGATCATCGAATGCAAAATCATCACATTCGAAAGCGTTTTACCAGAACCGGGGATGCCAGTGAAAAGCTGAATCATTTAAGCACCCACTTTGTGCCATTGATCGCAGACCACACCGCCAAGCGCGCCACATACGCTCCAGCAATCATCCCGACACCTTCCGGGATGCCAGTAAGAGATGCAATCTGCAAAACAGTCACAGGCATGCTAGACCAGTTTGATTGAGCCATCGAAATAAGCTGGTTACTGGCAACAGTAACGCCAGCAAATGTTACAGCCGTAAAACCGAGCGCGGCCACCGCCCGAACGGCAAGTGGTCCGGCCATCGATATCAACCATGGTGCAATTGGTATTGCCATCAGATCATCACTCCCGCAAAAATAAACGCCGCAGTTATAGCCGCTATCGCCAAAAAGATCGGCCTCAACATCGCGGCCACATCGCAAAACGGTTGCCAGCTAATAGCGTAAGATTTTGAGATCATCGGCAAGCCTGTTATCTCAAATGACACCGGCGCAGGGCATCCTGCAACGCTGGCAAACGATACGGTAGACACAGAAAAAACAGGCTGATCGCTCGGCAAAGTTTCAGCGGCCGGAGCTACACCTAGCTCATACTCGTCTGATGGTTTGCACATGGGAGACGTGGGATTGCTTTTGCAAAAATCCTGCAAATCCTCAGGAACGCCGGGAGTGCCGGAAGTACCACCAGTACTGCCGCCAGTCGTTTCGGCAATCGTCGTGCTAACGCTCACGCTCGATGCACCAGTAACGGGGTCAGTAGTAATTGTCGTGCTGGTACTGGTCGTGGTAGCAACGGGCGCACTAGCGCCAGATATTGAGCCGTCCTTGTAGCAGTTCAGAACGCCCGCCGATGAAGTAACGCCGACCTCGCCAGATGCGCAGCTTTGTTGAACTGTAGTCGGGTCAACTGTTGCAGAAGTGACAGGCGAACCAGCCACACACGAACCGCCGTCGTAAACCAAAGCGCCCTTTGAGTAGTAATGGTAAACACCGGAAATTTTCGCACGATATGACGGCGGGTCAATAAATTGATGCGTCGTCCCGCAATTGTTAAAACAGCCACTAACAATGCCAGATGGCAGAGCATCGTAATTCACACCACGATCATAATATCCGCTCGAAGCAACTGTGCCAGCACTTGGACATGCAGGCAATTCTCGTTCACAAAAACCAGTCAAAACATTAAACAAAAACTCAGGGCTGAAAGATGGACAAACAGGCGTAATACCCGACCTATCAACAAAACCAGACGCCCCAACATTTAAATTATTAACATTCTGATATCGGCACTGATAGCGAGTAGATGAAACAAATAACGGAGCATATGACCGATAATTCGGTAACGCAAAACCCTGATAATTTGATTTTGACCAGCAAGGCGGCTCCGGCGTACCACCTTGGGTACTAGGCGCACCATAAACAGTCCAAACATAACCACCAGACAACGGCAAAACTTGTTCAACCTCGGCATTTGCCGATTGCATAACCAGCAGAGACATGACAACAACAGACAGCCAGAAAAAAAGATTTTTCATGTCTGATCGCCTCGCGACCAGTTGAGCAAATCGATTAGTTTCATGCCACCATACCAGACGCACCAGAGCGCCAGCAGACCGCCTGCAATAATTTCGGCTGCTATCAAATAATCGGTTTGGACACACGCCGGATACGACCGCAAGTGCGAGATATTTTGAAATGTGGATGTAGACGTATTTAGATCGGTGGTAGTAACCGACAAATGGAGCGAGCCCGTAGTGAAATTTGAGCCGTAGCAGGAAACACTTTTAACGATGTTTCCGGCTACGGATGTAACAGGCTGAAAAGCCGCACAGTCGGCTCGACCAACATCAGCCATCGAGGCATAGCAGGCAGAGCCAAACTGATACGCCATGATTTATACGCCAGACTTGCGCGACATGAAATCGTAAACCTTTTTGACGCCGTAAATCGACACGGACAACGCCAGCAACGCGGCCAGAACTGCGAGAATGGCCACGCCTGCATCGGCAATCCCAGCGGTCGCAGCAGTGACATCGACCACAGCGTTTGCAGCCAAACCGAACATGGACAAAGCCGCGAACAAAAGACCAGAGAGGTATTTTTTCATTTTTTGCATCCTTTCAAAAAACCTGAAACCGTCAGGCGGCGGATTGCGGAAAATTTCCGCGAATTAGATATCCGTAATTCCAATCATGGCGTGGCATCCTCAAAGCATGCAGTACACATGCCGGAATCCTGATAATCCTTGTCAGACACGAACGACAGACACACAGGACAACAACAATCGAAACAATCGAAACACATGCCCGAACCATTAAAATCGGCGTCTTCAACGTAATCGTTACACTCAGGACAAATTTCCATTTTTTTCTTCCTTGAAAAAATTACTATCTCCCGAAATCGGCATATTTTGACGAGTTCTAAAAAAATCGCAGTAAGGAGTATCGGGCACAATGTCCACCGGTCGTAGCGCGCAAAAAACGGCAGATATGCCGAGCATGTTCGCGCACTCCGAACAGGTCAGGGATTCCATTACGCGGCTCTCCTAATGTCATCCCACGACAACACGGGCTGGTCGAGTATCAACGACTTGCGGCGGAAAGGGATTACGTTACCGGCGCAGAGGTCGGCAGAGGACAGCCCGGCAGCGCGAAGATATTTACAATGCAACCGAAAAGTAGAACCTGGAACAGATTCTTTCGTTTGCGTATAACCCACCGTTTTAATCAAAGCCCATGTACGATGCGCCGCCAGAGCGCGGCCTTTCGTAGGGCAGACCTTTTCGAGTTCCTGAAGTAGGATGCCCATATCTGATACCTCCACATCCCCGCCGCCGATAAGCGAGGAAAAAAATTGGTTGTGTTCGGCTATTAAATTCTCGGCGGTAAACTCACGCCAGTCAGTTTCGAGACGGCGAAAAAACCGCGCACCCAACTTAAGCTCCAGACGGATGAGCCGGTCGCCCAGCTCTATCTGTTCCTGAGTGCAAACAATGTTGCCCTTTTTCATCTGGTAGCGCAGGTGCGCGCCCTTGTGGTAGGCCTTGCCGGAGCGCAAATCGCTTTTACTGTTGTAATAGACGGAATCCCCCCCCTTATTATCCGAGGACGCTTTACGCCGTGACGCATCCGTGCCGAGCAACAGCCGTAAAGCCTGTTTAACTTGCGATGCGCCGCCCATGTCATAATTTGCCGTAACATCCATGCGCCGACAATCCCAATCGCGCCAATGCGGGAGAATTGCCCCCAGAGCCACGGAGGCGGCCTTAATCAGCACCGCCGAGCAATGGGCAAGGTCAAGAGAGCCAAACACGTTAACGCCGCCATTTTCGAGGCTTGACGGACTCGCACCGATGTTCAGGTAATACTGCTCGCCATCACCGGTCATGTTCCAGTAAATGCCGACCGAATCAGAACGAATTTCATCCCAATCAATAACTTGTTTAGTCCAAAGCATCTCGCCATGGGGAGAAACGTGCATCATGTGCCCGGTCGCCGCTTTTATCTTGTCATACAAGACTTGGCCAAGACCAAGCGTGAGGGGATGCCGGAGAGTGAGCCAGTCAATTAACATGATTTTGCTAACGGGTTAGCTAAAGTCCGGGTATTACA